TCATTTTTTGTACCACTCCTCTAATGTTTCTTCTAATAATGGTATGTACTCTTGTTTATCTTTAATGAACTCTTGTACTGTACCATTCTCCGTCACAACTAAAATTACTATTTGATTAATAGGATTACCTGTTAATTCTTCAAACATTTCAGCATATGCTGCAGTCTGAATATAATAATTTTCATTATAAGAATCCTTTCTTTCATTTGTAGATGTTTTAAAATCTACTATTGATAACTCTCCTTTATACTCAGCTATCAAATCTGTTCTTCCTGCTATCTTGTATTTATCAGAATACAAAACTAATTCTTGACCAATTACTTCATTTATATTGTCAAAAGTCTTATCTTTTAACTCATTAAACAGACAATATGGTAAAAAGTCTTTTTTGTGATGTTCCATATCTAATCCATTTAGATAATCTTCACACATTTTATGAACTTTTGTTCCTCTAGTTGCTGCCTTGTTTGCAATATGTGTTGCAACCTTTTCACCAACTCTCTTTCTCCACTTCATCAAACCTTCTTTGTTTCTAGGTGATAGAACTGTAGTAATAGAGGGATACTCATTACCCTCTGGTGTTATATAAAATCTTTGTTTATCAACTGTCTTTGTTTTTAAGACAGGGAAATCTAATAATGTCATAATTTATATATGTTCCCACTCCTTGCTTTCAAAGAGTAAAGATTCTGCCTCGCGTCTTCTGATTAAACCATCTAAAGTTTTACCACCTGCTTTGTTCCACCTTCTCATTTCAAAAGGAACAGATTCATAATCTTCATTATTTAATTTTTTCAACATGGTTGATTCTCTTAGATTGCCTGGGCCTAAATTAAATGTCCATGCAACTAATGCATCAAACTGACTTTGGTCTAAATCTACTTTTACATTGTCACTTACATATTGTTCAAACTTTAAAATGTCACCTTTTAATAATTTGTCTGCTTCTTCTTGTGTTATGACATCAGTTTCTTTTACTCCACCAGTATGACCATAACCTATAGTCAACACACCACCAGAGCAATAATATGCTTTTAATCTACAACCCTCAAATTTTTTGATGAGAGATAAACCCTCTAAACTAATTTTCATTTTACAAATCTACGCCTATGCCGAGTTTAGTTTTTTCAATTAAATAGTTTCTTACAAAACCAGACCTTACGATATCTGGTATTTCAAATTCTACACAATTAAACTCATCCATGTTCTCTAGTATTCTTAGAAAATCATGTAGACCATTTCTTTCATTTGTTTTAGTTAAATCTGTCTGACTAAAGTCACCACAGAAAACTATTTTTGAATCCTGTCCTACTCTTGTAATAATAGTATCTAACTCATGAAAGTTTAAGTTTTGACATTCATCAACTATAATAATTGAATTGTCAAAAGTTAGTCCTCTTAAAAATGAGGTTGATACAAAATGTAAACTTCCTTGTCTTTTAAGTGCATCATACAGTCCTCTAAATGCATCTTCATTTGGTTGCTTAAACATAAACTGTACCATGTTTGCATAAGGCACTTGATATAATGCAGCCTTGTCTTCTTCATCACCAGGTAGAAATCCTATTTCTCTTGTTGGTATCAATGAACGAACAATCACAACTCTATCATATGGTGTTCCATGTTTAAGAACATCTTGTATTGCCAAATATAATGACACAAATGTTTTACCTGTTCCAGCACATCCAAAAAAGAAACCATTCTTCCCTGCTTTGTGACCTTCAAATACTAATTTTTGATTATCTGTGATTGGTTCAATTTTTACCAAATCACCAGAATGTATCTCTTTCTTTTTAGACATTAAATCTTACTCCATATTTCATCAAACATACACATTCTTGTGCTTGTTTTATCAACTGGTATTTTTTCTCTACCTTTTTCTACAACTTTATGAACCTCATAAATGAACTGTGAATCTAATAATTCAATTACCTTTCCTGTGGCAACTCTTTCAAAGTAAGGTTCAGAATGTTCTATCATATCATTCACTTCTGGTTTTGCCATATTTTCTATACCTATAAAAGTAGGGATTAACTAATCCATAAGTTAATCCCCTGTGTATAATCTATAATTTGATTACATCACAGTACTATTTATACTATGGTGTCTTTTAAATTGTACTTCTTAACCACTTTTTCCTTTTGAATATCTTTTGTTGACCTTCTAGAAAATCTATCTGCAAGAGGTGTATTTGGATTCTTGTCTGCAATTTTCTGTAAAGTTTCTTTCATACCACCATCCATTTTTTTAACAATATGGTCACCTACAAAATTAGGTGCTGTTAGTACAGGTGATATATTTGGATTATCTTTTAGATAAGGTTCTTTCTCAGCAATCTTCATTGCTTTATCAAACACTTCACCTGTATCTTTGTTTTTAAATGTATATGTTGGCATTTTATTTTGGATATTCTACTTCTGATATATCTGGTTCTAAATCATCTTTTACTGCTTCTATTTCGTTACTGTTTGTATCACATGAATATTCTAGTGATATAATTTTCTTTTCTAAATCAGAAATTGTTGATTCTAAATTTTTAACTGTCGTTTTTAAAAACTCAATATCTTCAGCTAAATCTTTATTATTAAATATTTTCATACCATATTGGCCTCGTTCTATTTTTCCAATTAGCAAATCCATTCTTTTCATTTATATAATAATTTTTATATGCCTGAATTGGATTTCCTATCACCTTACAATATTCTGGCATTGCTTGAGGTACTTCTGTCAATCCAATGTCTTTAATATTGTTTGGTGTCCTTAATAGACTAATAGATGGTTTCGATGCACCATGTATTTTTCCATATCTATATGTATATTCTGCTAGACAAGCCAT